TAGACTACGCGGACACTTCCCAGGTTAAAGGGAAGACCATGCCAACCAAGGACGTTAAGAACGTTCCGGTCCCCATGTCTAAAGACCAGTACAGGCTATACCAGCTATCTCTAAAGAGGCTTGGCCCTGTTGCTGAGTATATTGCTAGAAGAGATCCCGACGTTTCTGTAAAAGATGCCAAAATGATATTCGCCCAGATTTCACAGGCTAGGCAGATCGCCAACTCTGTGCACACTGGGAGGAAGAACGTGTCGGTGAAGAGGTCGGCGGAGATTACGCCAAAGGTAAAGAGGCTTCTCGACGATACGGTCGAACACCTTAATGAGAAGGGCGACAATAAGGTCGTCCTCTATTCAAACCTTGTAAAGGGTGGCGTTGATGTTCTCTCCGCTGGATTACGCTCTAGGGGCATTGATCATGCGATCTTTGTCGGAAAGGGCACTGATGTCGGAGGAACAAAAGTCACCGGAATCTCACGACAAAAAGGCGTGCAAGATTATAAAGATGGGAAAAAGAAAGTAATCATACTTAGTGGCGCTGGCGCTGAGGGGTTGGACCTCAAGAATTCTACGGCGTTCCTTGCTCTCGACGGGCATTTCAATCCACAAAGAATCCTTCAAGCCGAAGCCAGAGCACGGCGGCTAGGGGGCCAAGCCCACAGAAAGCCCGAAGAACGTAAGGTCAAAATACGCAGGTACCAAAGCACGGTCCCTATGACTGCCAGACCGGGAATCTTTGGCAAGATGATGGGCAAGTCTACGCCACAGACTACTGACGAGTGGATGTACAATGTGGCCGGCAGAAAGTTTGGCGTTACCGATCGATTCTACAAAGCGTTCAGAGAACCGCACAAGTACATAAGAAAGTACAGGGGCGCTGACGGCAAGATGCGGTATATTTACCCGAAGAGAGAAAAGCCCAAGAGTCTTTGGAGTAGGTTTTTTGGATCAAAGCCTAAAGATAACAGAGCGGCAACGCCCCCCAAACCTCAAGCTGTCAAGCAGCCAGAGGCGAAGGTGTGATGGGTGCTCTAACTTCATGTATGTTGCCGGAAGGGCGCACGCTGGCGACGGCAGGTGTACCCAGTTTGAGTCACCAGTCAGATATGACTTTACTTGTGATGATTTTGAGTCTGTAAATGAAGAGACGTAAGAAAGATATACCCATAGCAGCGCCCTGGCTTGGTGGCGTGGTGGCCACAAAAGCATCCTTGGCTGGCGCTAAAGTGGTCACGTTTAAATCCAAAAGAAGCCCAATAACCAGTAAAGCCTACAAAAGGCTCTCTACTGAGCTTGTGATGAAGCACGGGCTTAAGATTCAAAAGGTACAACCTTTTGGAAACGGCTTCTTCATACCAAAAAAGAAGCTACTTGTTTTCGGTCGAGGTGAGCAGGGTGTAGCACTACATGAGCTAGGCCACGCCACCATGCTGAGAAAGTCACCGCTTGGGGCAATACGGAGAGCAGCAATTCTGCCTGCCGTAAAACTCTTTAGGGGCAGAAACTCAATTGCCGTGGTGTCGGGACTTAGTGGCGACAGAAAAGCCGCCCCCACAGCAACCCTGTTAACGGTCTCTCCCTTATTAGCCGAAGAGGGTATCGCAAACATTCAAGCTGCTCGCGCAATAAGGAAGGCGGGCGGTGGGGTAAAGGGTTTAAAAGAGGCAGCCAAATACCTCCTCAAGTCTGCCCCGGCATATGGAACATACGTCGGTTCGGCTGCTGCCGCAGCGGGCTTAGCTTATGGCGTGGCTAGGTTGTTTGAGAAAAAGAGGAAACGCGGCAGAAGGTGATTATTAGCAACTAATAATTTCTCTTTACCGTCACCCTACCTCTTTTTGGGGCGAACCTCACAGAGGCCCCAGGCATCATCGCTTTACAAATCACCCTTATATGCTTCACGGTATCTTTCTGTATCGGGGGGGTTATAATAAGCGTATAGGTGCGGTCTTCTCCAACGTTGTAATCCTTGAGGTCGTTTCCGAGGCAGCGAGATAGCGATCCAAGAAGTCTAGAAAAAGATTTGTCCATGTTAAAGGTCCATCCCCCCAGAGGGAAAACAATTATTGCTCCAACGGAAGACACATCGTTTCAGATGTTTCCTAGTGAGTTTGTTGCCAGTGCTATGAATATGCCGGACAGCGAAGGGCTACTCAAGGAGTTCTCCTTCAAGGGCCGCGAATACCTACTGCCCATTTATGACACCCCACACCAAAGAGTTCTTCTTCAATGCGGACGACAGGTAGAGAAATCTACTACCCTTGGAAACATCACCCTGACCTATACAATGCTCCGGCGCTATTTTCGGTCGTTATTTGTGAGTCCAACCCAACAGCAAACCGAGACGTTCTCCAGGGATAAAATCTCAGCGCCCATAGAAATGTCCGAACGTCTTCAGACCTTTGCTCGTGGTGGCGAGAACGTTAAGAACAACGTTTTATACAAGAAGTTTGTGACTGGGTCAGACATTACGTTTCGGTACGCGTTCCTGCACGCTGATCGTGTTCGTGGTATCCCAGCCGACATGCTTTTGCTTGATGAGATTCAGGACATACTTACCGAGGTTATCCCCGTCATAGAAGAGTGTCTTGCACACTCCCCGTACAAGATACTTCGTTATTCCGGAACACCTAAAAGCCTGGACAACACAATAAGCTACTACTGGAACAAGTTCTCAACACAGAACGAGTGGGTTCTTCCTTGTGATAGTTGTGGCGGTGGCGACTATCGAAAGTGGCACGTCATCGGCTACGACCACATAGGTAAAGAAGGTCTTGTGTGTACGAATTGCGGGTCCGCCCTTGATCCCTGGCATGAGTCCGCTCGGTGGGCATCTATGCGCTCTGAACAATGGCTAAGAAACCCACCAGTAGCAATTCCGTTTGAAGGCTATCGAATACCACAGGTCATAGCCCCATGGGTTAGTTGGGACAGCATTCTTGATAAGAAGAAGCGTTATTCAGTAGCACAGTTCTACAACGAAGTTTTGGGGCTCGGATACGACTCGGGGACCAAGCCGATAACCGCCGAGACCCTTAGGGCCAACTGCTCTTCCAGGAACATGGTCGATACGCCGCATCGCAGCCCCGGCCCAGTTTACATGGGCGTTGACTGGGGTAGCGCAGAGAACAGCTACACCGTTATGTCCATCGGAACTTATATAGGAAACAAGTTTACGTTCTTGTTCTTTAAAAGGTACGAGGGCGAAGAGGCAGAGCCTGAGCGCACCGTTCGGGATATTATGAGATACGTCGATTTGTTTAAAGTTGCTATGGTTGGCGTGGACTACGGCGGCGGCTTTGACCGCAACGATAAGCTTATTAGACATTTCGGGGTAAAGCGTATTGCGAGATACCAATACGTGAATACGCGGCGTATATACTTTGATACAACGCTTCACCGGTTTATGGTTAATAGGACGGAAGCCTTGATGGCTGTCATAAACGCCCTTAATCGGAAGGATGAGTTCTCCCTGCCTAGGTGGGAGGATTTCGAGACTCCGTTTGGAACTGATTTGATGTCTGTATTTACAGAGTATAATGAAGCAAGGCGTACAACAGTAATAAACCGGACTCCCGGAACCACCGACGATACGTTACACTCTATGACGTATTGTTTTTTGGCGTCCATGATCCGGCACCCGAGGCCAGATATACTTGCGCCCTTGGGCGGACCTGATGATAGGAAGAGGGGTAACCCGTGAGTGAGTTTGAGCGGTACTTGGCAAGTCCTTCCGACCGGGGCGACACGTCCCCCGAAAAGCTCCGCGGCTACGGCCGAGAGGCAGCAGAGAGCTACATCAAGGATGAGCGCCCACTGAACGAGTCGATTGCAGAGTTTGCCAAGGAAGCCAAGCTTAATGGCGAACAGGTTAAGCGTGTTGTTGAGTACGCAAACAACGACACGTTCGCATCCCTCTTCAAGTTGGGGCACGATAAGAACATTACCTTCCCAATGGCAGATGCGAGCGCCGTTCAGCAGACCATGGGAAGCACTATAACCAAAACTGCGCATGTGCAGCCCACGCTGCCCAAAAAGCGCTATATCCCCGGACAAGAGAACGCCGACCTAGAGGGCATGTTCGACATTCAATCGAACGAGGAGCAAGAAAAGCTGGCCTCTTACGAGGCTGACCGGTCTGAATCTACCCGGAAGTTCCTCAACCTCTCCACAGCAAAGAAGCGCATCGATTCAGACCTTGAGGCTGCCGGTGTCATTTTTACTGAGAAACTCGCCCATTTTGTTGATGTTTGCCGTGAAGCTCACCGTGAGGGTAACGACCCTGCTGTTATTGGTGCTGCTATCGAGTCTGCTACACCCTCTGAGGGACTGGTGCGAGTCTTAAAGACCAAACTGGGCAGCTTGGTTCACTTCGGACACCTGGAGAAGGTTGCGATGGCCGGAATGGCCGTCATGCCCGGTAATCCTGTTTCCGATATGACTACTGATCTTGAACAGGTTGCGAGCCGACTCGTCGCACTTCAGCAAGCGTCCAGTAGGACACAGATGGCCATGAGCGAGCTATTGTCTGTGCTCAAGGGGCCATCCATGGAGCCCCCAACCTCACAACTTTTCCAGCCGGGAGGGCAACCACCCCCGGCAGGGCCAATGGCAGGCCCTCCACCGCCAGCACCCCCGGGACCGATGGCAGGCCCCCCGGCGAGCGCGACACCCCCACTACCGCCGGCGGGCCCACAGCCTCCGGTAGCTCCTGGGGGTTAAATAGTGGCAAGTAAAGCCGAAAAAACGCTCATTGAGCGAATGAGAGCTTCCGGCGGAGGTCGGGCGCTGGGCGACCTTCTTATGGGGGGTCCTTCCGAAAAGGCCCGTGCTATTGTTGGCGCTCCTCTAGCAGCGGCTGGTGCGGCACCCTTCAAGGCTGTGGGTGGTGGTGTCGGCGGCCTTCTTTTTGGGAAAAGAAACAAAAACCCCCTGTCGCCGATGTTCGGGAAGCGGATGCACGGCGTTTCGGGCGGTCCGCACAAGGGTGGGATGGTTCCCATCTCTGCCGATGAGTATAAAAGAATACTTTCGGGCGAGCAGGCCGGAAAGGTCTACGAGGGCAAGGTTGGCGGAAAGACCGCCTACTTTAAGAGAAAATATATGCCAGGCGGGCTGGTCGGCTTTGCGCGACGACACCCCCTTCTTGCTGGTGGCGGTGGGCTTCTCGCCTATTATCTAGCCTCCAGTCCAGGGGTTCGTGCGGCCGGAAAATCGATGATGCCTAATTTCGGTACGGATAAAGTACATCCTGCGGTTTCTGCGCAATGGTCTGAGCCGCTTCAGCAGCCAAAATCTGGCGGTGCGTGGGGTTAACTATGTTAGAGAATAGAAGAGAAGACATCCTTACCAAGCTTGCCATGAAGCAGACCACAATGGGCTTCATGAAGAAGGGGCTCTTGGGGCGACTTGCGGACAAAGCCCGTGGCGGCGCTAATTTTAGCAAAGACGTGGCCCCACTAATTACGATGCTCGGAACGCTAGGTGCCGGCGCGGGCGCGGCGGTGAAGGGTGGAAAATCTCTTAAGGAGATGATGAGGCTCCGAAAGATGTCACCTACTAAGCGTGCCCTCTACAAGGCCTTCGCGAAGGGCACCCCAGGTCGAAAGGCTCTTGGTTACGGTGCCGCTGCTGCCGGTATAGCGGGCGGCATTAAGGGTATCGACGTTTTGTCCGACAGGGTTGGCACGAAGATCCACAAGAGTCGCTCCTTTAAGAACATGATGGAAGAGAATCCGGGTCTCAGAAAAGAAGACCCCAAGGCTGTTGGCCGTATCTTCCGAACGCTGCACAAGTTCAACCCAAAGATGGCAGGTGACCCATTAGTCGCCGGCTCCTTCTTGAAGCGCTCTCTACAGTTCAAAGAAGAAGGCATACAGCCTGTGGACATCAAGACTTTGGCAGACATTAGAAAAGCTCAAAGCCAGTCTAAGGGTGAGAGTATCCTTCGTAGCGCCTTTGTGCGTGATGCTGCCGGACTGGCTGCTTTTGCTTAGGAAGTCAGAATGCTAAAGCTCCTCACATTTCCAGGCTCTGACGACGACGGAAACATCTTCGTACGCGCTATAGTTCCGTCTGAGGGGCTCACAAAGCAAGCGTCCGCAGAATACCACCCAGACATATCTAAGTTTGTTGGTGGGCTTAAGTCTGACCCCAAACACCTCTACGTTCTGGTTAATGCGTTGGGGGCCGGGGAATACTATGGCTCCAACATAAACGGCGACTATTTCGAAGAGTCAGAGCTTAAGCCGACCGAGCAAGGAACCAACGCTGGTTACAAGACCTTCCTCGATTCCGGCGTGTATCGGCACCACAAGAACAAGGACATAAACCGCTCAATGGGCAAGGTTGTGTGCTCTTGTTACAACGACGTTATGCACCGGGTTGAGCTTATTATCCGTTTTGAGCGCAGCAAGGCCGAGGCAGAGGGACATGGCGACCTGATACGCAGCCTAGACTCAGGCAGGCACCCAGCAGTAAGCATGGGGTGCAAGGTCAAGTACGACGTTTGCTCTATATGCGGCCACAAATCCAAGACCCGCGCCGACTACTGCATCCACACAAAGAACAT